TTTTTATTCTATAATACATTTTTTTCTTTTTTAATAAAATATTAATATCGCTCCATCTGAGCCGAATTGTGAAGCCGTACTAGAAACTCCCGAACCGAATCCGTGATAAGGAACGTCTTGTACGAGTTGTGAATTGGGTGAATCATTGTAGGGTACAGTACCTTGACCATATCCATTGATTCCATATCCTGGAGCAAAGTTACTTTGTCTCCCTGCACTTCCACTTCTAGAATGACCATCAGCAGATGTGATAGTTAATCCACCAGAAATTGTTGATTCACCTGGAGCAGCACTGGTCGCATAGCTACCCCCTTCTTTTCCATCACCAGGAGTTAAAATTAAATCTGTTGAAGCATTTGAAATGATTGCAGTTCCTTGTGTAATTTTACCTCCCATAGCACCATAAGTTGAGCTTGCCCTTTTCCACGCTCCTCCTACCAAAAAATAACCAATTGAATCTCCATCAGACAAACCTAAATCAGTTGCAGGGTTTATTGTGAAAGATGTAGGGTTTGTAATAGTTACATAAGAAAATCCTGCCATCGTAGCAGTAAGTCCAGGAGTAAAAGTTAGGTTAAAACCTGCTTGACTATTGTCATATGCCGTATTTGCAGTGATTGTGTGTGTTGTGCCATTATGCACAAATGTACCCCCAACAATTTCATTCTCTGATGTTATATAGCTACTTGGTGTGGTAAGTTGAAATTGAGTAAACCCTGTTGCCCCAATTGCTAAATTAGTAAACTGCCTTCCGAGAAATGTAGCAGGAGGTAATTTATGCGTAGCATCGTCTGCTGACCTTTCAGTCACATACTTATTCATTTTTGTAAAACCTCCTCCTCCTGCTGCTGCTGTTGGAAAAAAACTTGAAAAATTTGTCATTTTATTTTTATTTAATTATTTGTTAAGCTGTTCCTTCTACTCCGATTAATACCCATCCTTGTGCTGAACCCGAGTAGATCAGTTCAAAACCACTATTTAATTTATCAAGTGTCAAGTCTGCTGCTGCTCCCATTATGTTTTCACTATTTCTAGCCACTATACAAGTAGCAACTCCACTTCTATTACTTACTTTCACATAATTTCCTGCAGTTGGCGAACTTGGAAGAGTAAGTGTTAAATCTGCTGTTAATACATATAAGTTTCCACTTGCTGCTGTAGTGTTTGAAGAAATTACAGACACACCTATTCCTCCTGTGGCTGTATCTACATAGTCTTTTACTGCTGCACTTGTTGGCAATGTTGTGTCATTGTCATTTGATCCTATTCCTTCTGATTCTGTAACTATAGCAGCATCAGCAATCTTTGTGATTGTGACTGCATCATCAGCAATAGTCAAAGCAGTTGCTCCTGTCACATCTCCTGTGTGAGTTGCATTTGTCACTTTTGCTGTATTTGCTGTAATTTCAGAATTGATAGAGTTTGCTAGTTTATCAGCAGTGACTGCATCATCTGCAATGTTTGATGTTCCTACAGCTCCTGCAGCAGTTGAGAGCTTACCAGCCAGAGAGGTTGTCATAGTTCCTGCAAAGTTTGCATCATCTCCAAGAGAAGCAGCAAGCTCATTCAGCGTGTCTAGAGCAGCAGGAGCTGCATCAATTGCATTTGCTACAGCATTGTCTGCATAGGCAGTTGTCGCAATTTTTGTGGAGTTGTCACTAGCAGATTGTGTTGTTGTTGTTGGACTGCCTCCTAGTGCAACACTATCTGCAATTCTTGCAGTTGTTACAAAGTCATCTGCATAGATTTCAGCAAAATTGTTTTTTGCTTTTGTCATAGCAGCTCTCAGATTGTCTCCATCTCCAGAATTTGCTGCTGTGCCTGTATTTATTACCTCTAAAGCCATTATTTATTGATTAAAAAGTTGTTTGATCTGCAGTGTAAATTGTTGCATCTGCAGTGATTGTTGTTAAATCTGCTGACAGGATTCCTCCATCTGCATTGAATGGATAGATTGAACCCCATCCACTTGCTGCATTTGTGTCTCCCCACCAGCTTGTTGTATATATCTGTCCATAACTCATAAGACCCAATCTATTTTGTAGGATTCATAATTTGGACTCATGTCCTCATTGCTGTTTGAGAACCATTCTGGGAAGTTTGTAGAGGCATTGAATGCCATGTGATCTAGAAACCTCTCAGTGTAGCTCTCAGCTCTTTGTCTTTCTATTTGTACAAGATCTTTGATCTCTTCAGCAGATGGCTCAGAAGCGTTCTCTGAAGTGTGTTTGAACACTCCTTTGTTTGAGATTGTGTAGGCTGCTGTTTTTAGGAACTCTGATAGTGTCAAATGGATCAAAATAGGCTTCACAAAATTGTTAAGCAGATCCAGATAGGGATTTGATAGTGAGCTTCCAGCAATGTCTGCTGCAAGTTTGTTGTAGAGGTCAGTCCCTATGATCTCTCTGAGATATTGAGTCTGAGCCAGGTGCAAAGCAGGCACAAGCTTATCACTATCTATTGAGGAGTCCAGGATCGGACTCTTTCTGATTATGTCGTTTTTGCTACAAAATAAAACTGTTGCCATCTATTTAGTTTTTTGCTCCTCTGTTTGGTCTATTATTTGGTGCAACTGAAACCTCAGCAGGCTCTTGATCTGCTGTAGGTGTCGGAATGCCTTCTTTATTTATTTCTGTCTTGTAGATCAGAGACTTCTTTGCATTTGGATTGTTTGGATCTATTTTTCCATCACTTAGCAAATAGGTCTTTCTCCTCCAGGCATGCTTGCAGTATTTTCCTCCTACATAGAGAAAGAGATTGTAGCTAGAAGCTCCTTTTGCATTGAAATCAATGTTTCCTCTAAACTCTCTATCTAGATCTTCTTTCCTGTAAACTCTAGCAGCTTTGACCATGAGTTTGCAGAACTCTCTACTGTTTGCCTGGTGACTTAGTGGGTTGTATTGGTATCTGACCAGGTACTTTTTGCCACTCTCTGTCTCTCCATCAAGCTCACTTTTGACATCAGCTCTCCCTCTGGGAACAGATGCAAGTGAAAGCTGCTGATCTAGATCCTCCTCCTGGGAGTAGTCAACCTCTCTTTCATCTACTAGCTCATAGCCTAGATCAAAGAGTGTTTTTTCATTGTCACCTAGATCACTGATCTGATCAAACATGTGCTGATCATCAAAATCATGCTCATCACTACTGCAGCAGATCTGACTTGACAACTGCTGTCCTGTTTCCTCCTCAACTTGTTCCTTTGTCACAGCGTTTTCTGTGTCTGTAAACTCTATTGGAGTGAGTGTCTGCATGTAAAGATCCAGAGAGATCCCATTGACTGCTAGGATGTCATCAACTGCATCAATGATGTCATTCTGATAGGGTTTAATCACTAGGTTTTCAAAGAGATTGTGTGCATTTTGAATCTCTTCTGCATTGTTTCCAAGTGAGTTCCCTGTGTCTCTGATTCCTACAAGAAGAGGTGATGTGATTCTGTGTCCTATCATGAGCTTCCTGGAACACTCTTCAGAGATGTACTGATAGACTTCTGCAGAGTTTGGGGGGTTGATGTCCTCAATTGTTGTTTTGTTCTCTACAGAGTCGCTAAATGACACAATCACCTTCTCTCCATGAACTCCTGTGAGCTTGTCTGTGATCTCTTGTTTGATTTTTCTCATGCCCTCCACTGATGGAGATCCATTTGCAAATGAAACTAGCTTAGATCCAGAGAAAGAGTTCTCAACTTCATTGACCAGGAACTCAGATATTGAACATTCTAGCTTTCCATAGTTTAGAGATCCAATGTAGTCTGGGACACTATAGTAGTGCATAGATGGAATGTGCCTTCTGATGATGTAGATCTCATTCTTTGCACCAGATCCAAAGACAGGAATCCTGGTGAGTTTGTCTCCATCTTTGTAGTCTTTCCATTTTGGATGATAATAGTAGGCATTTATCGCACCTTTGTCATCACACTTCTCTGCTCTGAGTGTCTCTCTGTTGAAATGTGATACTTTGACCACTTTTTTCTGTAAGTAGCTCACCTGGATAGCAGCCTCTCCTAGAAGCTTGTAGTCAAGTGCTATTTTCTTGAGATCTTTAGCTTTAAATAGTGAT